CATGTATGTACTATTTGTTACGTTGCTGTCATTTGCTTCTCGGGCAATGTTGGCTGAAGCTAACACCCGTATACTGCATTCTCAGGCGGGTAATATTGATGTAGATGAATATCTAGATATCAAAGATACCTGTAGGGATAAGTATAAGCGAAGACTTAAAGCAGAGCAGATTAAGCGTCTGAAGAAAAGTGCTCGCAAAGAAGCTACGAAAAGAACTATCGCCCACCGCAACAAACGATCAACTAAGCAATGGAAATCAGAATCTGCTGCGTTAGATAGATGGAGTGTTACTAATATGCTTGTCAACAGGCATAAGAAGCGCACAAAGTCTGTGATCGAAAGATGGTCTACATTTTTGGATGAGGCCTATCTACGTAATGGTGGTTGTGACAAATATGTCCACCGTTTGGAGAATATTATTCTTTCACTTGTACAATTATCTGAAGCAAAGACTCCCACCGCATTGGTGGCTGCTTTGGTAGCTGCATTCAAATTGCAGGTACCAAATTTTTCGATAGTAGGACAATTGCAAGAAGTACTATTTGGTTCGACCGAAATCGAAAGAATCGGTTTAGCCTTATTGGGACTTAAGAGAGAAGGAAATAATCTGCCCTTGAGGGAACTCTTGGGCTTTGAAAGTCCTTCTCAAGTGAGAGAAAAAGAAAAATCGCGGTTACTTGATCAGTGGCGTGGCTTGGATAAGAAGCAAGCTGCTGAGAAAAGAACTATGAAACAACGGATGGAGCTTATGGGTATGCAAAGTGAAGGCATTATGTGTAACCTGTTCAGATCAGAATCAGGTGAAGTTATTCCCACTGAAGAAATTACAGCGGGAGTTTCCGATTATATTGCTGGAGCTCAGACACTCGCAAGTTCCAAAATAGCTGGGAAACTGATGGGCTTAATGAGCATGCTTTTAGCTCTTGGCCTATTAGGTGACCGTGAGGATGTTGAAGTCAATATTGGAAAACTACAGCTTTTTAAAGTTGAAGCTACCAAGAAAACGGTATCAGCTTATGGTTTACTTGACTCTATGTTTTCAGTCGGAAAATTTGTTTGTGAAAGAGGTTATCAATGTTTTCTGGCAGGATCACCATATCCTTTATTCTTAACTGAGAAAGGAGCTGTTGATTTTGACAGAGATTGTGTAAAATACATTGGCCACTCAGAATGTGCTTCTCTACATCAGTGGAGTAAAACACCGTGGTTAGATGGTAGAGACTATGAACTTGGTCTCCACAATCTTATTACATTTGGTGAAACATTAGTAAAAGCTCTTCCAAAAGGAGAGCAACCTCTCGTGAATCGCCGATTAGAACAACTCATCAAGTTGCGGACTACATACGATTTGTCCAAGACATCAGGTGGGTTGCGTCGAGCCCCTTTTGCATTTTTAGTGCATGGCCCTTCTGGTATCGGTAAAAGTACCATCATCAATAATCTCATTCATTACAATATGAAGGTGATAGCTGCAGATGAAGGGAAACCAAATTTTATTTTGGAACCTAATCAGATATGTACGTTGAATGAATCGGATAAATATCATTCAGATTATAGGCCATTCACACAAGTTGTCTTACTGGACGACCTTGCTAATTCTAAGGTAGGTACGACCGACTCCAATCCCAC